TGTCTTGCTGGGCAAGGTTATAGATAATTGCACCAGTATCAGGATCTTGAATCACAGCTTGGTCAAGTACCTTATAGGCCTGTTATCCGGACGGAATTTACTCCGTCCGGATAATTACAAGCCTGATAATCTTAGATAAAAGGATAAGGCTGAAGCACACTAAATGGATAGCGTGTAGCCTCTGTCGCATTCATCCGATTAATCGGGTTGGGCACTTGCCAACCCCAACGCATATAACAGCGAAGGGCAACCATGTCTTGCTGGGCAAGGTTATAGATAATTGCACCAGTATCAGGATCTTGAATCACAGCTTGGTCAAGTACCTTATAGGTCAAGTCCGTACGGAACGCATAGACAAGCTTAGTCCAATCACCACAAATCAACAAAGCTTCATCTTCGTTTAATGAACCATTGAGCGGAAAGTACGTATTCAATCCATCAATGGTATAAGGTGCTGAACCAGGGCTCATACCGGTCATGGCTGGACGGAACAAAGGCTGACCAGTTGTAACATCACGTAAACCGCGTAAACGACCGCGCATTGAGATACCCGCGACAAAACCATTAGGCATATAACCATCTACTTCTACATGACTAATGAGTCCGGGAGTAGCAGTTGCATTATCATATCCCATGATGTCATCAAACAGATCACCAATATCTCCAACTTTCACGACATTACCCGCAGTAATTGCAGCAGCAACTATATCCTGCGGCCAACTAGCAGGCGCATTCGTTCCATGCAATACCGCGGCATCAATTAGTGCGCCAAAGGCTTCACCAATATATGGCCTAATTTCGCCCCAAATATCATAATCAGCATCTTCCAATGTACTGATAGAGATAGGTACGATAGTCGCAAGTTCTTCCGCATAAATGTACTTATTTGACCACTCTACAGTTGTAGTTTGCTTGAAACCTAAAGCATTACTGCCGGAAGGACTATCGGACACATCACCCGGAGTTCCATCTACAAAATATGCCAAAGGCAAAGCTGACAAAATAGGTAATCTGCGCTGTCCTCTGCTCATATTGGCAAGACGCCGTCCAAGTCGCATTACCACTGAATTTTCTATAGTTGCTTTAAAGATTTCCTGAGAAGCGTCCTCTGGAATAAGGGCCTCTGCATCTGACCGTGTAATCATTATTTACCTCCAAGTAATTAAATACCTGCAGCTCGTCTAATAGCCGCATTGATGTCGCTACTATCAGATTTTTCGGTATTCCCGGCATTAGTCTGTTTCGTAGCTCTAAATAGTTCTGGAGCAAGTTTCTGTAATTCTTTCCACTTTGGCGAATTATCTTCGTCAAATAAACCTTCAGAAACTGCTAAGGCGTAAGCCGCCTTGATATTAGAGCAATTGACACCCGGTCTAATTGCTTGTTCAGCAAATGTAGCACGGCGATTGTACTCAGTAGAACGCTGTTCTGCTTCTTCCAATAGCTTGGCTGTCTCAGCCAATTTACGTTCTAATTCACTTCCTTTTTCCGCTTTCGGTGCAAGTTCTTTAAGCTGCTCCGATAGCTTACGCCTGTTTTCTCGTTCGGCGTTCAACGCATTTTTGAGGCTTGAGATGTGAGTCTCATATAACTCTTTTACAGCAGGTTCTGCCGTCTGCAAATACGCCTCGAATGAATTGTAAGCCAGAACCTCTGCATCCCGCTTTGGTTCTTGCTCTCCTGCATGCTCTTGAGTTTGATCCGCCATAATTACCTCACTTCTAATTATACTATTTTGTCAAGTAAAGTCAACTGTCCAGTTAGCTCTCTGGTTTGTCTTTACTATTACGCTTTTTACTTACTTCCTGCATATACTTAATGATTGCTCTACGCTTGACTTTGATTGGTTTGTCTTGTAACCCTAATTTCTTTAGCAATAAATTGACCTCGTGCCCATACGAGAAGTTGCCAGTTGCTATCCTTTTCATTTTACGAGTACTCCATAGATCTTATTCCCAACTCGACCTAATACCTTTAGTTTGGTCTTTGCGGGCAATAATATTTCTAATGCGCTATCATCTACAAATAACGCTGGCAAACCCTTCGGCGCTTGGAGAATTAACATCGCCTCGTCTTGCCAATTCCCCTTTGTAAAGATTTCAGCTACGGCTCGGCTCGTGGAAGTAGAAGTGAACTGACTAAGTTCTATTACCTCATTCGGTTTTACTCCTACGAATTTCGACAACGAGTCACCTCGATACAAAATCTGGTCGGAAGGTAATTTACCAGATAAGATTTGCTTCTGCAAGGATTCTCCCAAAGGGTGAATTGTGTTATCTCTACCCCTACCATACCAAATATTAGGTTCTTTTACCCAAGCATCTATTTCTGGCGAGCGTACTGGCTTACCAAACAATTCTCTTGTTTTCTCGGCTACTTGCTTATAGCTCTGCTCATACCCGCCACCAGATACCATCTCATTTGCCTTCAAATATTGCAGTATTGCTTCATCATTCTTAGGTGTGCCATAAATGTAGCTTTTCCAGTTCGGTGATAAGTCTTTTAGCGGTAATACGCTTGGACTATTACCCCACACTCTATTGTGATGAATGGTAACTAAATCATCCAACTTAAAGTCGCCATGCTTCCACGCCTCATAATAGCCCTTACCCATCCTTGCCTGTTGCTCCTCTGGTGATAACTTTTGGAAGTAATCCTTGCCATACTCCCACTCAGGCTCAGGTGCGCCATCTACCCACGGTACCATGGTACATCCCCCATTCGGATGATCTTCTAATGCGGTCTGAGAACTATAAACTGTCCCGTCAAGTAATAAACAAGCCATACAAGAATGCCTTTTACTTGCAAGACGCTTCCACTTACTCACAACCCCGTATTCCTGAAATGTTCGTAAAGTCGCTGTCCGATGCGCCCAATTTATCTCTGTTCTTGCAATAACTAATGAGCGCTTATAAGGTAATGATGCTGCATCCGTTATCAATTTGGCAACTTCTCGCATTGGCATGCCCATTGAAAAACCTTGCATCAAAGCATTGCCAATAATATTTGTACCTCTGCCCGGAATAATAGACTGAAATAACCGATCTAATGGCGCACCCTCTTGCAGTAACGATTGTATCGCTTCAATCTGCTCCTTAGGTAATCTCCGAAAATAAACATAATCCATTCTGCCAGAAGCATTTAATAATCCTGTTGCATCATCAATTCCAATATTAACAGTCTCGAGTAAAGATTTTTGCGTATATTGCTCTGCCCAACCACTATAGTTGCGCCAAGCGTTTTCAGCTTGTTCTTGCAATTGCTTGTAATAACTAAGCTCGTTTAACCAAGCTTGCGTTATTGGCTTGCCTTGAGATTGAAGTAATCTTATTTCATCAATGACACTATCTACTTTGTTGGATAATCCAACATTGATCTGCCACCACTTGTTTGCCATCTGCTCTGTAACAGTCAGATTGAAAGCTTCTAATTCTCGTTGGTGCTTGAGAGCAAGTTCTACTATTTCTACAGGCATTATTCAGCCTCACCACGTTCTGTCTGAGTTTGGGTGTTCATCTCTGGCAAATAAGGATTATTGCTCTGCTGAAGACGAATCACGGCTGTTTCTAATGCCGCCTCTGCTAAATCAGCATTACGCTTCTTATCCTCTTTCATGTCTGCAATCATTTGATTAATATCATCCTGTCCCCAACCAAACCTCTTGAGAACAGTAACTAACGGAATTCCCATTGCAACCATCGTTTGCATTGCCGATGTTTGCGTTACAATCTGTTCGGTTTCCGGTCTTTCCCAAGTACAAACCGTTTTCTCTGATTCATCTATGTACTTCGCCAATTCGAGCCAAGGTTGCTCTAATCCATCAATAATATGATTGATTTTCTTTATCAACGGTGTTTCCATAACAACTAATGCTTCACCACTCACATTTGCCCCAGTATTTGAGAAATAATGCTTCGGAATGCGTGAAATAATCGAAATAGTATTAGTCAATTTATCTATTGTATCAAGATACATAGCTAAGTCTGCAGTTTGAAAAACACCTACCGAAGTTACTTCCTCATCAGAAGTCCCTTTAGGTATCTGCATGATAGATTGCGGGCTGGCTGTAAGCGATGATATATCTGCATTCGTTATCATCCACCTTTGCGGAAATGCACCAAACTCTGCAATAACCATCATATCGCTAAATATCTTATTCATTGCATCTTGCAATGGGATAACATTGGTCAATTCTGGCTGTGCCTTGAAATGAATAATCGGTATTGATCCAAATGGCTCTGGTATTTCATCAATCAAATTAAATGACTTGTAATATGTTGGCTTTCCTTGACATGCATACTTTTCAATCCGATCCGGATAATAAAGATTCAATTGCGTGGAATTGTTCTCTGCCGAATAAAATACCTTTATCGCGAGCCTCTTTACATTCGGGTCTTCATCAGAATATTCAATTGCAATTTGCGAAGGCGAATTGTAAAATACTCTCTTTTCCCCATCAATTAAATCGAGCATCAAATAGCCATTCCCAGTAATCAAACTGTCTCGATGTACATGTCTCGATAATTGAGATAATTTTTGACCATCCCAAAATGAATCAAGCTTATCATTTATAGACCTGTTAGGGTTATCATATCCATGCAATGTAATCCGATCTAAGGTCGTGTCTATTACAACAGCGCACCAATTCTGTACAAAATTAACTGTGGACCTATTAAACACTTCACGCAATCGTTCATGCGAATAAATAAGTGGATGATCGCCATAATAATAAGCTGTATATGCTTCCACCCGCCTCTCTTGTTCTTTCAACCTATTAAACATTGTTTTTAAATCGTCATTTTCCATTAATACCTCTCCTGTCTCGCAACTAACTTTGTACTTGCTTCTTTCACTAATTCCGTAAAAGCACCCGCAGCTGCATCGGCAATATCATCATGTGGTGATTCAGGTACTCCATGAAGTTCATTCAAAAAAGTGTCATTCCAATAAGCCTTGACTAATTTTACCAGTCCTTGCTCTGCCGCTGCTGCTAATGGCTTCCATGCAAGCATCTTACTCTTGTTCTTATTAACACCTCTTGCATCAATGCCAGCTAATCGAGTGGCTCTCGCAATACTATCACGCCTTGCTGCACTTCCGGGCTCTATTTCCCATCGCGCAAAATACCTTCCATCTATAACAGTTCTAACTTGGTCACCTAAAATAATACCATCTATTGTCCGATCTGTTTCAGCAGCTGACAGCCTATCATGAAACATTTGCGTTACATAATAATATTGACCATCATATACCATCTCAATTCCGCAAGTGTAATCTGGATCACCACCAGCATCTGCCGAAGTTGAGGCAGTATCAAAGTAACGACAACGTAATCCAAATGGGGGCGGATCATCCACAATCTGAAACCAATCCATGTTGAACACCTTACCAGCCGATGGCTTTATCTTCCAATTACCACCTCTTACTGGATCACCCAAAAGCCGCATTCTGTCTACGTAGTTCAATGCCTTCAATGACGCTAAATAACTCGGATCTGTTTCCAATAGAATCGGATTATCATAAATAGTGAATGGGATATAAGTAACACTCTTTGGTTCATGGTCTTTACCAAACCTATCAATCAACTCCTCTTTCGTATCAGCCCAGTATATTGTTTCTTGTACTCGTGTAAAAGCTCGCGTCTTCCCTACTCGGCTCATATCAGCAAAGCCATCATCCGCAATCCACCAGCTAATCAGCTCAGCTAACCAACCCGGCTCTGGATTTGCAGTAGCTCTAACATAAGACCTAATTCCACATGTCGTTCTATTCCTCGATAACATGTAGAAAAACTGCTTTTCAGTAAATGTTTCCAACTGGTCAAACATAAGCAACGCAAGCTGAGAACCACGCCAATTTTCGAGTGCCTTGTCATTTAATAAGTATCCATAGGCATACTTTACCTTACCATTTACAAAATCCCCACGATTTTCTCTTGCCGTAAGTCCAACAAGTGGGTAAATCTTCATGGCTTCATCCCATAAACCACCCGGACGTTTTATTTCTGGATATGTCCGCCTGAATATAGCAGAATTGAATCCATCTCTATTAAGGTGACGCAACGGCTCTATCGTCAAGGCAAATGATTTACCACCTCCTGCTGCACCACCACCAATAACTATATCAGCGGAAGAAGACAAAAACAATTCTTGCTTAGGCTGTAAACGAATCTCCAATGTCATCTTCCCTGTTATTTTCAGGTATGTAAATA